CATAGCATATGATTTACCACCACCTGCAGCTCCACCATACAATACATCTTTCTCACCAGCAGCAAGAAAGTCTGTCTGTGGACCTTCGTTAGCGTGAAATAATACGTTATGATTGTCTAACTGTTCTTTAACAGCTTGAGGAAGAGTGTTTAAGTCTTCAGGACTAACTACTCCTTCTTTAGTATTATCTAATTTTTGAAGAGTATCTTTTTGTTTTTTAAAAGATTTCTTAGCATTCTGTAGCTTCTCTTCAAGTTTCTGAATGTTTTTTTGTTTACGAGTAATTGTTTTACGGGCTACAGCTTCTGCATCCTTTTTAGGTCTACCACCTTTCTTACGTGGTGTACCATCTTTATTCTTTACAAAATTGCCTTCGCTATCTTGTACGTAAAGATGAGGATTAACTTCCCAGTCTTTCGCTTCGTAATCCATATTTTTTATCTACGTGTTTCTTTAATCCGGGACTAGAAATTCTTCTACCTGTTTTATATTCTAACCAATCACATGCAGCTTGTAATGATACTTCTTCGTTCACTACCATATTCTCAGCTACTTGTAGTGCATCTAGTTCTTCTTCTACAGGTTTTAAATAAGTACTTGATTCATCTACTAACTCGTAACCAAATGGTATTGTTGATGAGGTACGTCTAATATATTCATTTGTCATGCTGTTCTCTACGTCTAAGTTCATTTTGAATTTTTTGTTTTAACTTAGGTTTTAAATGTTGAGACTCTAATTCCTTTAATAAATCGTCTTTACTTGTATTCTTAATATAGTAATGCTCTACTGTATTTACTCCAGTTTTCCTGTCGTGCTTTTTAACTGAAGGTTTAAATTTAATTGGCATTTACTTTTTTTGTGTTGTATTCTTCTTCTTTGTCTTTGTTGATTTTGTAGTTGTTTTTTGAACCTTTGCTTCATTATTAATAAACTTCCTTACAATTTTATTAATTCTAGTTTCTTTCATAAATTTGTGAAAATGCTGGACCTTCTGAGAACACCACGTTTTACACACTTTAAGTTTCTCAGAAAGCCTCTTACGCACACTTAGAAACCAATCAGCCACTAAGTTAATCTTTTGTTTTATCATTTTTATCTCCCGATTTTTTACCAAAAATCTTATCGAAATTATCTCTATACTGTTGAGTATACACTCCGGGTCTAGGATTTGCTCCTTTACCACCATCACTTTTACCATAAATACTTTGTCTAAAAGTAAAAGGTTTATCGTCTGTGCCTATTTGTTTACTCATCTGTATAATAATTATGTTGTCGTCTTGCAAGTTTTTGTTCCCAATCTTCTATAGCTTTAGAAATACTATCTTCTGCTAACACACTACAATGTAGTTTGATTGGTGGTAACTCTAAAGCTTCTGCAATATCTTTATCTTTGATAAGCTTTGCTTCTTCTATAGTTTTACCTTTTAACATATCCACGAATAGAGTTGAGGATGCAATAGCACTTCCACAACCGTAGGTTTTAAACTTAACATCTTCTATAACGTCTTCGTTTAGTTTAAGTTGTAACTTCATAACATCTCCACATGCAGGTGCTCCTGTCATGCCTGTAGCAACGTTAGGGTCTTTAGGGTCAAACCTTCCAACAGCATGTGCTTCTGGATTGTTTAAAACACTTTCAAACCTATCTACTACTTTTTGAGAGTATGCCATCTACCACTTCACCTTGTCAGCCCAATAAGCTGCTGACATTTTACCTCGTTTAATGTTCTTCGCATGACGAGCTTTAAAAGATTTGCGTTTTGCTTTCATACGAGCAGATTCACCTGACTTAGGTTTACCTGCAGTCTTAGCTCCTTTCTGACCAAACCTAATGGTTTTAACTTTATCTCCCTCTTTAGCTACGACAATGTGCGATTTAGTTTTGTGATTCGGAGTACGCTTGGGTTTGTTATAACCACTAACTCCTGCTCGTTCTAATCTTGAATCTTTTTTCTTTGCCATTATCTTTTCTTTCCTTTGTGTAAACCATGTTTAGCATGTTGTTTACCTTTTTTAGTAGCTGCTCTTTTCTTTTTATTAGCTGCTGCAAGTTTCTTACGACCTGCTGCAGTAGACTTTAACTTCTTTATAGTCTTTGCAGGTGCATAAACTTCTCCAGTTTCTGAAGATTTCTTACCACTTGCAGTTGTCCATTTCTGTTTAGTCCACTTCTTTAAAGACTTTTGAGATTTTTTAAGTGCCATTACTTATAGCCTCCACCAGCAGCCTTGTACTGTTTAGCTAACATCTGAGCTTTACGAGCACTCCATTGTCCGGACTTACCACCTTTACTACCAGCTTTTATTTTATTAAAAAGTCTTTTACGCATAGTAGGCTTGGTATAGTTACCTGCTTTGTTTACGGTTGACTTCTTTTTAGTTGTTGTTTTCTTTGGCATATTAGTGTATAGTCTCCTCAAAAGAAAGCTCAGTATAGTGAGAATTACCAGAGTTATCAACTACTATTGTATCTAACTCACCAACTAGCTCTAATCCGTTCTGTTCTGCAGCTATGGCTGCTGTATCCATGTTTTCAGCAATAATGTTAGGACCGGCATATGTTTTACCATGCATAGTTAATTCAGTTAAAAATACTTTCATGTTATTTATTCTTCAACTATATCTTCGTACACACCATCAGAAGTCTCTTTTAACTCTACAGTATGTTTCTCTGGTAATATAAATATACCTCCACTAACATTATGGTCTACTTGCACCTTATCTGTCTTAACCACACCGGCTCTATCCAGTATAGTTTGTGCAGCTTGTAACTTATAGTTAGCTTGAGGCACAGGTCTATCTGAATTAAGGACTTCAATTAACTTAAAAGCTGCAGTAGGGGCTTCCCTTGCAAGTACGTCTGAGGCTAAATCCACTACTTCATGTTTAAGTGATTTCAAGATTTGATAGTGATTTCCTTGGTATCCTGCAAGTTCGGCTGACTTTTTAAAATCGCCCCGTGTTTCCACGAGGTTATCTAGAAACGATTGCTGCTTCTCCGTTAAGTTTCTTTTCTTTTCCGGTAAGTAAGACATGCCTATTATTATATACGCCATTTACCAGTTTGTCAAGCTTTATATTGCTTTTTAAAATTAATTTCGATAGTACTTGACAAAAAGTGTTTTCATATGTATAATGAGTGTAACGATACCCCCCGTTACATACCAGTAGAATACCCAACAAAAACTACTTTACAAGCTTGTCAAAAAACATATACAGATTATCAAGATTGTAGAGTTTGTAGTGTTAAGCCGGGCAACTGGTTAACGTCTGAAACTGGGTAGAAATGTGTAACCACTATATATATACCCACCCACCCCCCGTGGCACACCTGCCTACCCCTACAAAGCCCGTAGCTACAGCGTTTAAACGTTGCACACTTGCAAAGCGTGGCAAGATTTAAGGGCTATTTGTCAAGCTGTACAAAATTTATACAGTTGCAGAGCTGTACAAAATTTATACAGTTGTAAAACTTGCAAAGCTGGTTAATGCGTTTGGCAAGTTGTACAAAATTTGTACAGTTTATATTTAAAACTTTACAACGTGCAAAGCTTCACAAAACCACCCCTAAAAATAATTTCATTTATTTTCATTTTGGGGGTTGTGTTTAAACTCTATCTGTGAAATAATTCTCTTATGTTTAACAATAATCAAAAGGAGAATATAAACATGAATAATATTAAATATAAAACTAGAGAAGAGTATTTACAACGTGCATACGCTTTATTAAATCACACAGCGTTTAAACCTAACGGACACGAATGCCCACCAATAAAGGTTGCTTGTTCGTGGATTGTTGGGACTAGGGCTTCTAATAAGAAGACACTAGGGCAATGCTCTAACAAGAAATCAAGCGAAGCAAATATAAATGAAATTAGAATTGTTCCTACAGTTGATGATTCATTTATGGCTATTGATACTCTAGCCCATGAAATGGCTCATGCTGTTGATGATTGTAAATCTGGGCATGGTGTAGAGTTTAAAAAGATATGTATGGCTGTCGGCTTAGATGGTAATACACAAATGCGATACGCTGAAGCTGGGGAAAAGCTAGGAAAGACAATTAAAAATATAATTGCAACGATTGGCGAATATCCCCACGATAAAATGAATATCTCAGACATGAAGAAACAGACAACACGAAATATAAAAATAGAGTGTTCATGCTGTGGATTTGGTTGGAGAGCATCACGAAGCATGATTGAAAGGATGAGCAACACAACTTGCAACGGTTGTGGAAGTGATACCCTAGAGATTGTTTAAACTCTCTCTAAAAATTAGCCCCTTAATTGGGGCTTTTTTTTGTCT